AAAAAACCCAAGAAAGCCTTACCAGAATCTAAGCCTACGGCTGACCCTGTAGAAGAAAAACTCTACAAGGAAGCTGTTGCTCAAATTACTGCCCCGCCACCAGAAGGTAAAAAGCTGAAACCCTCAGAGAAGCCTCACTATGTAAATAGCAAGCAATTTGAAGATGAAATTAGACTTTTTTATAAAACAGGAGACATAACAAATTATCTGGCTGATAGTATCCGTCGTATTGCCTATGGCCTGTACTTTGCACCTAATTTTATAAACTATAGCTACAGGGATGAAATGATAGGTGATGCTGTTGTAAAGATGTATCAAGCATTAAAATACAAGAAGTTTAAGCTAGACCATGGCTTTAGTCCCTTCTCTTATTTTACTACTATTGCTTTTCATGCATTTATCAGCAGGATCAAGAAAGAGAAGAAGCATCACCAGCTCATTGCCGACTATAGAGAGCGCAACTATGATGCTCTGGTCAATAGTAATGAAGATGAGACTGGTATCCGAGTATACTCTGACCCTGGAAACCTAGATAATAGCTTATATAATCAGAGTAATGCTTAAGAGGTTACTGCATTAATTAATGAAAAAAAATAACTGCAATATTGCAGTCTTCTCTGATCTTCATCTAGGTGTACATGTGAATAGTCCTACATGGCATGATATTTCTTTGGAGTGGGCTAGGTGGTACACAAATGAGTTGCTGGAAAAGGACATTACAGATGTTATTTTCTGTGGTGATTTCTTCCATAACAGGAGTGAAATAACTGTTAATACCCTGCATCACGCCAGCTTGTTGTTAGAGCTGTTCAAAGATTTTAACGTTACTATGATTGCCGGCAATCATGATTCTTTCTATAAGCATAACAGCACCATTAATAGTATAAAAATTTTTAATGGCCGTAAGAATATAACAGTTGTTGATGAGCCTCAATTAATTAAGATAGGCAACCATGAAGCATATTTAGCTCCATGGGGCACAAACATAGAAAAAATACCAGAGTGCGATGTGATATTCGGTCATTTTGAAATTGAAAGTTTTAAATTGAATGCTCACAAAATATGCGAGAAGGGCATCTCCTCACAAGATTTGCTCAAAAAAGCACCTTTAATTATTTCTGGTCATTTTCATTTAAGAGAGCAGAGAGACTATGATAATGGTACTATTCTATATGTAGGGTCACCTTTTGAACTGGATTTTGGAGATGCTGGCACCACCAAGGGGTATTACACTATTAATACAGAGGATTTAGCTTTCCAATTTACAGAGAATACTGTATCTCCAAGACATCAGAAGGTTGCGCTATCAGAAATTATTAAAATGCAAAATTTTGAGACCAAAGCAACAGAGTTATTTAAAAATAACATAGTTAAGTTGTATGTAGATAAAGTTATAAAGCCTGAAGACTTGGATTTACTATCTACAAAATTAAGCAATTATAAGCCTCTTAATTTAATATTTGATCATGTTAATGAGTACAACTTAATTGGATTAGAACAACAAAACCTAGATTTAAGTGGTGTGGATATTGTCAAAGCAATTGCAGATTTTGTAAACATGCTGGAAATTGATAATAAAAAAGAGGTAATAGACTATACAGTCTCGTTATACAATCATTGCAAATGAAAAAAATTATTTTTGAAAAATTAACAATTAAGAATTTTTTGTCGGTTGGCGAGACACCAGTGGAGCTAAGGTTCAGGCCTGGGCTGCACGGTATTACAGGTATTAATAGAGATCAGCTAGACAGGCGCAACGGGGTGGGGAAGAGTACTGTTCCTGATGCTCTGCATTTTGCTTTGTTTGGTACTACTATAAGAGAACTTAAAAAAGAGTTTATACTTAATAATGTAACCAATAAGACATGTGAAGTTTCACTTTCATTCACCATTCTTCATAATGGTGAAACTAATAATTATGAAATTGTTAGAATGCTTGAGCCAAGCAAATGCTATCTGTATCACAACAATAGGGACATTACCAGAGATACAATTGCTAATACCACTGAATACATATGTGAACTAATTCAAAGTAATTCTGAAATGTTTCAGAATTGTGTCATAATGACAGTAAACAATACTGTGCCTTTTATGGCAAAGAAAAAGATAGAGAAAAGAAAATTTATTGAAAATATTTTTAATTTTGAAATTTTTAGTAAGATGCTTTTACAATTAAGAGAAGAGCAAAACACCATAAAAAAGGACCATGAAACTGAGACCGCAAGACAAGATGAGATTAGTCAAACTCTGCAAAACTTAAGTGAGCAGAAAAAGAAAAATCATGATGATTATGAGAGTAGAAAAAAGACCTTAGTAGATAGAAGAGAGAAAAATAATGTTGAGCTAGAAACTGTAGAAAAGCGTATAATCAACTTTAAGCAGATTGATGTAGACGGTGTAAAGGTTGATCTTGAACGCCTCAATACTAAAACAAAAGAATGCGATACAAATATTAACAATATTGGCAAGCAAATAGCAACACTTGAAACTAAGAATGACTACTGCTTGGCAACCCTCAATAAAATTGGAACAGACAAGGATACGTGCCCTACATGCTTAAGACCTATTGCAGAGCTCGATGTTAATCATATTAAAAACAAGAAAAAAGAGCTTAAAACACAAATACAGCAGCATGAACAGGAAATTAAAGATCTTGAAAAACAGATTGAGAAGACCACTGTACTAAAGACTAAAATACAGGATGCTATACGTGTTTGTGAGTCTCGCATCAACAAACAAACACTAAATGCTAGTCAATTGGAAAATGATCACAAGCGTAAGCAACAGCTTTTGGAATATAATAAGCAAGTAGAGCAAGATCTGCAGCATCTAACAGACAATAGTGATACACTGAATGAAACAATAAAGCAGACAGGTGACAGACTAAAAGAACACACAGATAAGGTTGAAAAGCTCTCTCAAGTGCTTAATTTGCTTGATACAGTAAAGTTTGTAGTGAGTGAGGAGGGTGTTAAGAGCTTTATTGTTAAAAGAATTCTTGCTCTATTTAATAGTAAGCTCGCGTTCTATCTCAAGAAATTACACTCAACTGCGGTTATTACTTTTAACGAATATTTTGAGGAACAGATCTTCAATGAGAAAGGCAAAGAAACTAGTTATTTCAATTTTAGCGGAGCAGAGCGCAAAGCTATTGACTTGGCCATAATGTTTACTTTTATTGAGATGTTAAGTTTGCAGAGTAATATTTTCTATAGCATACAATTTTATGATGAATTATTAGACACTAGCCTTGATGAAGCAGGCGTAGAGAATGTTCTGCGTCTGCTTAACGACCTAGTTCAAAAAAATAACTACGGTGTATACATTATTTCGCATCGTAAAGAATGTTCCCGTATACTAAGCGGTGACATAATTTTCCTTGAAAAGCGTAACGGTGTGACTACTCTATCTAAGAATGGATTGTACAGTTGAAAAGGTGAAAGGCTAATTTAAATAGAACAAAATGTTTACCACAGGAGATTTTACCCCGCCCTTACTACGGCACCAGCTACCAGGCCTTCATCCTACTGCCCCTGCAAGACCTGTTATTCAGCCAGATAACAACCCACCGCCCGAGACTAACAATGACCGTGCTGTTCAGTATTATGCAGACTACTCGGGCTGTGGGTTCTGGCGTATGCTATGGCCAGAGCATCTATTAAATGCTTTTGGTAAAATGACAGTGCATGGTAGCACTGTAATGGTGTTAGATCCTAGATGGTATGTAAATGTAAAAGCGGTGCGAGTACAGCGCCAGGCCACCTCTTCGCAGCTACAATTTGTAAAGTTCTTAAAAGATGTTTCAAATCAGATAGCTCAAAAAGGAGGTCAAGGTTTCCGGCTTATTTATGAAATTGACGATCTAGTGTTTAGTGAAGATATTCCTGATTATAACAAGTTTAAAACCGCATTTGTAGATCCAGAGATACGCAAAAATGCACAAGAGATTATGTCTCTATGTGACGAGATCACTGTAACTAATGATTTTATGCGTGATTACTATAAGAGTAAAACAGGCAATAAGAACGTTACAGTAATTCCTAACTTTCCACCCAAGTTTTGGTTAGGCAATTTTTATGATGAGAAGTCTATTAGCTCCAACTATGACACCTACAAACAAAAGCCCCGTATTCTTTATGCAGGCTCTGGTGCTCACTTTGATGTAGAGAATCGTGTTGGACAGAATGATGACTTTGCTCATGTAATAAAGGCTATCTACGATACATACAATGAGTTTCAGTGGGTATTCTTAGGTGCCTTTCCGTTACCTCTGAGACCGCTGGTTGAGAGTGGTAAGATTGAGTTTCATCCATGGACTAATTTGTATGGTTATGGTGAGAAAATTAAAAACCTGCGCATTAATATGATGGTTGCACCCTTGCAAGACAACAATTTTAATAAAAGCAAGTCTGATTTAAAATGGGTTGAGGCTAATTGCTTTGGGTTACCAATTGCCTGTCAAGACCTTTGCACATATAAAGATGCAGAATTTAAATTTAGGACGGGCGATGAGATGATTGAACATATAAGGGATGTTTTAAGCAAAAAGGGGCGTTATATGAATATTTGTGCAAATGCTAGAAAGAATGCAAATTCCCGATGGCTAGAGAGTGATGAGAATATTGGGTGTTACCATGAGTTGTTTACTCTACCATATGGTCATCCAGACAGAAAATTAATTAATAGGTTTAATTCTTCTTTATAAAAAGCTTATAATAAGCATACGCAAAACAAGGATAAGAAAAAAAAGCAGTTACAGGTATGCCTAATATTAGGCCTACTATTAAAGATAGCCAGAAACTACAACATATCCAGCACGATAACAGCTTGCCGAGAAAGTGATTTTTTAGAAATAAAATATCATCAAATTCATCTAAAAAATTTAAATCTTTTTTAAATAAGATTTTACCTAATGTTAGTTTTAATGGGCTCGCAAACCACAGTGTTAGCAAACTCAAAGTAGCAGTCAAACCTATAAAATATTGTGTAAAATTCATTTCTTTTCTACTAATAATGACTGCAAGCGTAAGGTGTATTGATTTCTAAAATTTCTTTCAATACAACCGCCGCACCCGCCCCGTCTCTTGGCTTCATTTATCTCTCTTGTATATTCTTCTCGGAGTGCTTGACAGCCAGGTATTTCTTCAGGACATGGCAGCGCAAAATTAAAAAATTGAATTATCTTCTCCATACATTATAATTTATTGGGGAATATACTTTATCAACAATATGATTGGATACAGAAACGTAGCATATGATCCAAGACAGGAGCTTATACGGCTCTTCACATGGGATGCAAAAGGCAATCGCATTGCCATAGACTCTACATACAAGCCCTATATATTCATGGAAAGCAACAATAATTCTGATGCCACTAGTATCTTTAATACTGCTCTTAAGAAAAAAGTTTTTAAGAATCAGTTTGAAAAATCCAAATATTTAAGAGAGTCAGGTGTAACACGTGTATTTGAAAATTTGTCTCCTGCGCAACAGTTTCTTCTGGATAACTTCTGGCAAACTAATGAAAGTGCAGAGTTTTCACAATTCCCTATTAAGATACAGTTTCTTGATATTGAAACATACTCTGTGGATGAATTTCCAAATGTAGAGACTGCCAACCATGTTATTAATATTATTACTGTGTATGATACTCTATTAAAAAAGTTTATTACTTGGGGGTTAAAGCCTTATCATGCTTCTGCAGCTGATCCATCTGCAGATCACGTATTCTTTTTCTGTAAAACTGAGAAGGAGATGTTAGCCAAATTTATTAATTTTATTAAAAATGATTATCCAGATGTAATTATGGGATGGAATTCTGTGCTGTTTGATTTGCCTTACCTAATCAATCGCATCAGAGTATTATTTGATGAAGAAACAGTGGGTCAGTTAAGCCCCATGGGTCGGGTTCATAGTAGAACTCTGAGAGGGCAATTTGGTAAAGAACAGATTCGCTGGTATATTGATGGTATCTCTTGTCTTGATTATCTGGATATCTACAAGAGATTCTGCTTAGTATTGAGAGAGAATTATAAGCTAGGCAACATTGCTAGGATTGAATTGGGCGAGTCTAAGGTTGATTATGGTGGTACAAATTTAAGCGGCTTGGCCGATACAGATTGGGATAAATTTGTTGATTATAACGTACAAGACGTGCGACTACTTGTAAAGATGGAAGAAAAATTACAGTATTTTCAGTTGCTTAGAATGTTAAGCTACACAGGACTTACTACTATGGAAGCAGCCATGGGTAGTATGAGCGTTATTATTGGTGCATGTGCTGTGAGAGCTCGTTATCGCAATCAAAGAATCCCCACATTTATTAGAAATGAGGATGATGGACGGCAAAACGAAGGCGCGTATGTCAGTGAGCCTAAGCAAGGATTTCAAAAGCAAATTGTAAGTTTTGATGCGAACAGCCTATACCCATCAGTGATGGTTACATTGAATCTATCACCAGAAACTAAAATGGGTGTTATTGAATCTCAAGACAAAGACGGAGTAACTATTAAAGATGTAAATGGCAAATTAGTCAAAATGTCTTTAGCCAATTTCACTAAATTGGTTGTGCAAGAAAAATTGAGTCTCAGCAAAGCTAAAGTGCTTTTTAGTCAAAAGCAGCGAGGTATTATTCCAGAAATGGTAGATATCTATTATAAGCTCCGTGTGCAGGTTAGAAAGGAGCACAAAAAGGTTAAAAGGCAATTATCATTACTTGATAAAAAAGACTCAACATATCAAACTCTAAGAGATGAACTATCTAGACTTAACATTAAGCAACATACATTTAAAATTTTTATTAATACGGTATATGGTGCGCTAGGCAATAAAATATTTCCTCTAGGTGACGATGACCTAGCCAGAAGCATCACGCTCACTGGTCAAGCAGTTATTAAGCAAGGCAACAAAATTCTCACTGATTATATAAAGGAACGTGCAAAATTAACTGACGAAGAGGTTGACAAGAGCAGCCCTATTATCTATAATGATACAGATAGTTCCTATATTACTCTTGAAACTTTGGTCAATAAAAAGGTAATACCATTTCTGAATGATAAGGGCAAGATTTCTAAAGAGTTTTATGATGAGGTTCAAAAAATTGAAGATTATTTGAATGTGACAATAAAAGCTTGGTGTGAGAGTAATTTAAATAGCACAGATAGCAGAATTACATTCAAGAGAGAAGCAATAGGAGATACTGGCATATTTTTACAGAAGAAAAGATATGTGCTGCATGTTCTGGATGAAGAAGGCATACCCTGCGACAAGTTTAAATACACAGGGGTGGAGATTGCCCGTACTACCATGCCTGACCCTATCAAGCCCTTAGCTAAAAAAATTGTTCAGACTATGCTTAACACACAAGATCAGCAAAAAACTAGCCAAGTTGTAGAGGAGACATACAATGCTTTCAAAAAACTACCTATAGAAGATATTTCTTTTGTTACTGGCTTGAAGGGGTATGAGAAGTATGCAAGCAAATGTGATAAATTCAAAACAGTTAAATCTATGCCTTTGCATGTAAAAAGTGCTTATTACTATAATTTGTTAGTACGTATGTTTGGCATTGAGAAAAAATATGAGCAAATCTCCTCTGGTGACAAAATACGATATTTCTACGTTAAGTCCCCAAATAAATTTGGAATTAATGCTGTTGCATACAAATATTACTACCCAGAAGAATTTCTAAGCTATTTTGAACCAGATCACGAACTTATGTTTGAGAAGATTATTTTTAGTGCTATAGAAAGATTCTACGAGGCTGTTGGCTGGACATTAAAAAGGCCTGGTGAAGCTATGCAGTGTGATTTATTTGAAATGTTTGCTTGATTTTTAATATTATCATTATAATATAAGCATATGAGTAACATTAACGTCTTTGTAAATCATGTCGGTCAAACCCTACTTGCTGAAAAGGTCAGTGAAGATAAGGGCACCATTTCTCTAAAGAATTGTGCCATTCTACATGTTGTGCCTAATCAACAAGGTCAACTTCAAGTACAACTAATTCCATATTTTTTCAAGGAATTCATTGATCCTTCTGAGAAAGAGAATGGTGTTGTTTTTACTTTCAATGCAGCCAGTATTGCGACAACTAATGTCAAGCTGGAGCCTCGCATTCAAGATCAGTATACGCGCTTATTTACAGCTGCGCCTGCTAAGCCATCCGCTGATCCTCAGGTCATTAAGTTATTTGACGAATAATATTGATGAAGCAAGACGAAATTCTGGCAAAAGCGTTCAAGTCGCTTGATGCCTTAAATCCTGAAGCTACGTTTCTTTCTGAAAATGCCTTATGCAATGTAGACACTTGGTATGATACAGGTTGCTATGCGCTAAATGCAATTATTTCTGGTAAACTACAAGGCGGTGGTGTGCCTAAAGGTCGTATTGTCATTTTTGCAGGGCCATCGCAAACAGGCAAAACACTGCTGGTAAATAAAATTCTGGGTCTTGCCCAGAAAAAAGGCATTGTTCCAGTTATCTTTGATACTGAGTTTGCTATTGATAAGACTACAACAGCCGGTGTTGGTCTTGACCCCGCTAAAACCAAATATGTGCCTGTATATACAATAGAAAATGCACGCAATCAAATCAGTACATTTTTAGACAGTATAGTTGAGAATAATTTGCAAGGTAAATTTATTATTAGTCTGGATAGCTTGGGTAATCTTGCAGGTAGCAAAGAAGTAACAGATGTTGAGAAGGATAAGAGCGCTGCTGACATGGGCACTAGGGCTAAGGGGTTAAAGAGTATGCTTAGATTGCTCACATACAAGGCTGGCAGGGCTGGTGTTACTGTTTTAATGACTAATCATACATATAGTGATCCTGCATCTTTGTATCCTTCCCTGGTTCAAAATCAGAGCGGTGGAAGTGGTCCTCTGTATATGGCCAGTGTCATTGTACAGCTAGCTAAAAAGAATGAGAAACAAGAGAATGAAGATGAAGCAATTCTGCCTGAAGCTAAAAACTATAATGGCTGCACTCTGCGTGCTCTTACAGTAAAAAATCGATTCATACCTCCTTTTCTGGAAGCTAGCATCAACTTAAACTACTTAACTGGTCTGGATGTATATAGTGGCTTATTGGAGATGGCAGTCAATCATGGTCTAATTATTCAAACTGGATCTACTTACCAGAAGCCCGATGGTACTAAGCTTGGTTATGCAAAGAATTTCACCAAAGACAAGAAGTTTTATGAAAGTTTAATACCAGAGCTAGATAAAAAGCTTGCTACCGCTTACAAATATGGTAATATTTCTGGTGAGGTAGCTAATGACACAGAAGAATAAAATTGTAGTTCCAGTTTCTGGGGGTATGGATAGTGTTGTACTGCTCTACAAGGCAATTGAAGCGGTTGGTAAAGAAAATGTTTTTCCATTAACTTTTAATTACAGACAAAGACATTCACGGGAACTAGATTGTGCATTTGCACAAATAATAGATGCAGGTTGCCGGTGGCAGTCTAAGACTGTTGATGTTTCCTTTATTAGAGAGCTAGCACCAACAAGTAGTCTAACTAATGAAAATATTGATACACCAGACATAAGAGAGATTGCAGGGGAAGCCCAACCTAAATCATATGTACCCAACAGAAACATGATTTTCTTGAGCATAGCTGCTTCTTATGCGGAGGCAGTTGGCGCCTGTATTGTTTACCACGGGGCTACCAAAGTAGATAGCCTGGCTGGTTACTGGGATGCAAGTCCAGAATTTTTACCAGCTATCAATACAATCCTTGCATTAAACCGTGAAAACCGTGTTGTGATTGAAGCACCATTAATTAAAATGGATAAGGCTGAGATTGTTAAGGAAGGTGTAAGGTTAGGAGTAAAATTTAGTAAAACCTATACCTGTTATTCAGGTGAAGAGAAATGTGATGCTAATTCTCCTAGCAGCGCTCTTAGGATCAAAGGGTTTGCAAAGGCTGGCTATATAGATCCGTTACCATATAAACAGGATCTGTCAAGTACTTGGAGCAAATATAATTGTAGAAAAATAGAATATGATACCTATAATAATTAAATGTGTGGTATTTTTGGAGCAAGTAAGAAAGAACAGTTTCTAACACTTTTAGAGTTAAACAAAAAACGTGGAACGTTTGCAACATCTGTTAGTTGTTTGCTTGAGAACGGTGACTTAGTAGTACATAAGTGGGGCGGTCAAACACCTGTAAAAGCAATTGATGCTTTTATAAAAGAAGAAAAAGGGGTAAAGTTTTACCTTGGACATACCCAGGCACCGACTTCTGCTGAACGTACGTACTCAAAACAACATGCACACCCATTCAATACAGCTCATTATACTATAGCACACAACGGCGTATTAACCAATTATGAAGAGATAAAGGAACACTTTAAACCTGGTGGTAAGAAGTGGACTAACCCTGTTGATAGTAGTATCATACCTGTGATGCTCTTGCTTACTGAAAAAAGTTCTGGTATAAATGATAGTACTGTGAGCATAATGTCCAATGTCTTGAGCTTATTAGAAGGTACATTTGGTCTGTGGATTTATAATTCTATGTCCAGAGAAATTTTTCTAGCTAGAAATGGCAGCACACTATATGCAGATATTTACAATAATGAATTTAGTAGCACTAAGCATGCAAACTTTGAACCTTTAAAGGAAGGTGTATTATACCAAATTACACCAGAGGGCATTACCTCCGTATCAGTTTTTGATCACGACAGTCCGTTTTTTACTTAATAGTCAAAGCTATCAAATTTTTTAGGTATATCAAATCCTAAATCCCTTGCAACTGTGGTGACATCATCACCTTCAGGATAATCTTCAACAGTCTCAACTTCCCCGGTACCCTCTCCTTCTGCTGCTTGCTTTTCAACTTGCTTTTCTTTAAGAACGCCCTGTGCTTTGAGAGTATCAAGCAAATCAAAAGACTTTAATTTAATCATTTCATCTCTTGATCTCCCGGGCGTTTCATTAAATTCTTTTATAGCAGTTTTTAAAACACTTAAAATCTCTTTTTCAGGGACATCTTCATCAGGTAAATTTAAAACTATATGCTTAATATTTTTTTCTGGTATCTTTATAGCTTTGTCAATCTCATAAACTGTTTCTGTTTGTACAGGCTTTGGCTGCTTGACTGCAGCTTTTATTGTTTCTGGCTTGGCTGCAACGCCACCTGTTACATCATCCTTGACTACAATATTAAGCATGTTGCGCACTATTCTTGCTGTGTAGCCTGCTTCTGTTTTACCAAGGCCTAATTCTTTCTGCACCAAATTCTGCAAATCATTCTTCAATTTCATTTCATTGCCAGGATAATACAAGGCATATTTGACACCATCTATTTCATGTGGCTCAGGTTTAAATAACTGAGTTTGAATTTTTTTTACCAGCTCATCGGAAACATCCTTTATTGATTTGCCAGTTTTAGCTGCTGTTTTTCCTAAGCCATACCCACCGCCTGGGGCTGTTTTTAGTTTAGGCTCAGGTATATCTAAATCTCCTTCCGCATATGCAGGAGGTGCTTCGCTCAATAGTTTATGTACATAAGATTCAAAAATAAGATGATCGTCTCGCTTCATGTTGATTATTTATGCTTTACCACTATAATTTTATCATGGCAGATGCATGCGTATATAGCGTAAGTCCTTTGCTGTCAAACTGTTTGTTAGAGAAAACATTTGAACATGCAGATGTTGATTTAAAAATTACTTATAATAACAAGATAGGTCTGTGTGAGACATACAATAAAATTATTAATCAGCCTGTAGACCACAAATACATAATTCTGTGTCACCATGATGTATCTTTGCAGTATACTAATTTAGCTGCTAGTGTAGCTGCTGGATTAGAATTGTTTGACGTTATAGGTGTTGCTGGTGGGTGTAATCCCGCGATTGTGGAAAAAAACTTGTGGCATTGGATGATGCCAGCTGCAGACTACCGTGGCTTTGCAGCTCACTCTGCAGGCAATAATACCATGTTTGTGACAAATTTTGGACCAACCCCGTGCAGGGTAGCTTTGCTGGATGGGGTCTTTCTGGCGTTTGAGCATGAAAAAATTAAGAAGTCTAAAGCCAGGTTTGATGAACAATTTGTTTGGCACCATTATGATGTTGATTTTAGTCTAACTTGCAATCAAAATAAATTAAAGCTTGGTACATACCCAATATTAATATATCATGAAAGCCCAGGTCTGAGAAATATAAATGATGCAGAATGGAACAGAAGCAATGCAGCTTTTATTAAAAAATGGAAAAGATAAAAACAGAAAAAAAGAATCTTGATTTGGATTTTTATGAGTCAGTTATAATTTATAACTGTCTTATTGATTCAGTCTACCTTGCATCCATCATCGATCATTTAGATTTAAAGTTCTTTAAAAATAAAGATATTAAAAATGTCATAGCAATTATCCTTAACTTCTTTAAAACTCATGGCGCTGTTCCTACTTCAACTGAAATAAAAGCTTATCTGACCACAGATGATTTAAAAGAGAGCTTCAAGAAAGTGGTTAGTATGTTTGCAGATATTGATAAGAAGTTTACAAGACAAGAATTAGTTGATAATACAGAATTGTTTTTAAAGGAAAAAGCAGTATTCAATACACTGCTAGAAGCTGCTGAGAAGTTAGACTCTAAAGATTTAAACTCCGGTGAATTGCTGCAAAAATTTGAGAAAGCTGTAGGTATAAATTTATCCCAGAATCTAGGATTAGATTTATTTAAAGATGTGGATATTTTAATTTCTGATTTGCACAGAGAAGAGCCTTGCATTAGAACTGGTTGGAAATGGTTAGATAATAAGCTAGGGGGTGGGTTTTTAGAAAATGGCCGATCACTGTATGTATTTGTAGGAGAGACAAATGTAGGTAAGAGTGTATTCTTAGGTAATGTGGCAACCAATATTGCACTGCAAGGCAAAAATGTATTGCTGATTTCACTTGAGATGAGCGAGATGATGTATGCTCGTCGACTGTCTTCTAATATTACTAGTATACCCCTGAGTCATTTAAAAGACGAGAGCGCTACTCTCAAGCACCAGATGAATCAAATTGCAGACAGCAAAAAACCTAAAATTATTATCAAGGAATTTCCCCCCTCCACATTAACGCCTCTCCAATTAAAAGGCTACATAAAAAAGCTGATACAGAAGGGCATTAAAATTGATTGTATTGTGTTGGATTATCTGAATCTCTTGCATGGTCCCATAGGAAACAATAGTTATGAGAGAGTGCTTTACAGCGCCCAGCAGGTACGTGCCATAAGCTATGATTTAAACTGCCCTATTATTACCGCATCTCAATTAAACCGCAGCGGATATAATGTGGATAACCCTGGCCTAGAAACCATATCAGAGAGTATTGGTCTAGCCACTACCTCTGATGCTATTATTGCTATCTGGCAAAAAGATGAGGACAAAGAACTTGGTATTATTAATATTGGCATGACCAAAAATAGATTTGGACCCAATTTTGGTAGTATTGCATTGAAGATTGATTATAATACACTTACTATTACTGAAGACGATACAATAAATGAGAGTGATGAAGCCAAGCAATTCACAAAAGCATTAACAACTCTAGGGGATACTACATGAAAAAGAGCCTGGTCATTACTCATGCAGATTTGGATGGCGCAATCAGCTATGCTATACTATGCTGGTACAAGCAAGCAAGCATATCTGTTAAGGCGACCTCGCAAGCTGAATTTGCCCGGTACTGGCAAACAAATGTTGCCTTAAATCTGGATCAGTATGAGAAGATATATGTTTTTGACCTGAATGTGGGCGATCTTGTTGAAGCTTTAGATCACCACAATGTTACTATTGTTGACCATCATCAAGAATCCATTGATAGGTGCAATCAATTTAAACATGCTAAGGTGTTTTGTTCCAAAGAAACTTCTACATCTCTATTACTCTATAAAACTCTCAAGAAAATTAAAAAAGGCAATTTTTTAACTAAAAGACAAAAAATTATTCTGCTTGTAGCAGATGATTATGAGCAATATGCATTTAGATTGCCCATTACACGCGATGTTAATTATTTGTTCTGGAGCTACCAGGGAGACCGGGTTACTAAATTTTATGAGGAATTCAAGAATGGATTTTTTAAATTTACCGATCAGCAGAAAAACTTAATCTCTTTCTACAAAAAAAGACTAACAGATACTATTCAAAACTTAAAGTATTATTTAGCCAACATAAAGATAAAAAATACTTTGTATAAATTTGCAAGCGTGTTTGCAGATTTTGGTATTAATGATGTTGCAGAACATGTGCTAAAAATTATTGATGCAGATGTAGTTATAATTGTTAATTTAAAATTATCGAGAGTTTCTTTTAGAAAGAGAAATGGATGCAAATTGCCGCTAAATAAATTGGCCAAATCTTTATCTAATGGCGGTGGTCATGAAGACGCTGCCGGTGGGATTTTGAATGACACCTTTATAAATTTTAGTAAGTCATTCAACGAGTATGAATTTCAACAACATACACAGGGAGGAAACAGACCATCTATTGAGGTGCTTTTGTAGTTATATTTGCATTTCCTTTAATAAAAAATATAATCTTGCCAATATATTGTTACTCTATCTTCAAAATAAAAACGTGAAAGGCCTATTCAAATCTATGATGGACATATCTGATGACGTTAGCGCTGTACGGGTATTTCTGGAATTTGATCCCTCGCTTTGCAAGAGCAAATATATTATGAAATATCTCAATAGCAGACGGTAATGATTTCTGAAAAATTAATTTATAATCTGTATTTAAAAACTTCTCGAACTAATAGCGGGCTACCATACCGTCTACGCAAGCAATGGCATGGATTTGAAGAATCAATATACTTTCCCAAAGTTTTAAAATTAAAAAACTTTTTTAATAGAAATAAAAATGTAGATGTTGTTGAGTTTTTTGAAGCACCTTATACTGTTTATGCAGGTGAGAGTGGATTTGACCTGGATTTTTATTCTTCTCAAAAAGCTATTGCTGTCTATACAATGTCTCTTAAAAGAAAATTACAGTTGCCACCAGATGACAGCTATCATCTAGAAAAAATCTCCAAAGGATTAAAATTTATTCAAAAATATTGCTATATTAAAAAAATTAATTTAGAAGATTATCTCAAGCAAAAAGAGGGTGTGCAAAGTGTTTTTGTTATTCATTTAAAAGAAAGAAAAATTAGCATTTATAATCTGTTTGCATTTAGTGACTTTGACAGGTATCTAAAGACAAATGATCCAGATTTGCTGCGATTCACACTCGGGGACATGTATGATAACATACCTGTATTCCGTACCAAATTTTTAGGCAGTAATACGGCTAAAAGGCTTGCTTGCAAGGGCTTGGAAAAAATAAAGAAAAATCTAGAAAGTTGTTGATATTTTTATTAGATATATTATACTTGTAGCATGAGTACAATTACTAGTTCAATGTTTGAGAGCATCAAGACGGCTCTTGCTAAAAATAATAATCAGCAGTCCAAGAACAAAGATATTTTGCGTTGTGAGGTTGGCAACACCTACACTGTCAGGTTGTTGCCTAACGTAAGTAATCCTGCCAAAACATTCTTTCACTATTATACATTTGGCTGGACTAGCTTCTCTACAGGTCAGTATGTAACCGCTATCAGCCCCACGACTTTCGGTGAGAAGGACCCTATTGCCGAGGCCAGGTATCGCATTTTGCGCACAGGTACAGAACAAGAGAAAGAGAAAGCCAGAGCTATTTTGCGAACTGAAAAGTGGCTTGTCAATGCATATATTATTAACGACCCAGTTACTCCTGAAAACAATGGCAAAACCATGATTCTGCGTTATGGTAAGCAACTGCATAAAATTATCATGGATGCTATTGAAGGTGAAG